CGGCGATCATGCCACATCAGGTTCGATTGCAGAGCCCCAGAGCCGTCCGCCACGTCATAGGTCTGATAGATGTTTGCGTTGTCCCGCGGCGTCGACAGCTCCGGCGTGCTGTCGTCGTAGGTCCACTGGAACAGCAGAGCCAAGTATGCGTCGAGGCTTGTTGCCATGTCTCGCTCCCAAACGAAAAAACCGGCCGCGAGCGGTAAGGCCCTTTCGGGCGGATACCCTCGCCGACCGGTGTGATCCCGCCTGCCCTAAGGTGACGGCCGCTGCCGGTTATGGCAACCTGTGCTTCTCTGTGATTTGCACTCGCACGTCCGACTGAATTCTACCATCCTTGACGCTCATATGCACGTCCACGTCGAAGTGCGACAGGTCGCGGCTGAGCGTGTCGTACACAGCCCGCTCCAGTCGATTGATGGCCTCTCGCATTAGACGGGAGTTGTTTCGTTTGTTGTCCGCCGTCATCAAGCACTGATCCGCCTCTGCCGACTGGCACTGTAATCCAACTGGCCTTGCCAGACGCGATCGTCCTCGTCCGCCTCTATGATCTCTTGCCGCGTGCATCGAACGTCGTAGATGCTGCCCTCGTCCGACGGAACGGTCAACGTTCTGTTGTTCGATTGCATGGTCGAGTCGAGCGTGCGCATGAGCGAGCCGACCTGCACGACGGGGTCGTTCACGCCATCCTCCTTCCAGAAAATGGACATCTGAAACGCGTGTGCGCGAAACTCGACCTCGTTCGATTCGTCGCCGCTAGTCATGAACCGCAGCGCGTTGCCCAGGTCCGTGATCACCACATACGGCCAGCTTGTCCCCTCGGGCACGGTCCCGAACCAGAGGCCGCCAGTGAACGTCGAGCCGAGGCTGTCGCCGTCCCACTCCGTGACAATCGCACTGAACAAGCGGTCTGGCATCGATCTACGGGCTCCCGGACAACAGGATCTTCTGTACCGTCGGCCACTCCTGGTTGAGCGTCGGCCGCAGGAACGGCCGCGGCTTCAGCGCCACCTTCCGCACGAGCAGGTATTGCAGCACCGTTTTCTTCCCCTTCTGCTCGACCAGCCAGCCGTGTTTGCTGCCGGTGGGCCACACGAGACTCAGCGGACGCTTGAACTGCTTCGCCGGCCGCTTCTCGGCCTCCTCCGTCATCGGAATCGTGAGAGCCCTCGCGTTTTTCGGCCTGATTGTCGCGCCTAGTTCCAGGGCCCGACCGTAGATCAGTGACGTGCCGACTCGCCCGGCAACCTGCTTTTTGCTTCCTTCGTGGACGCCGTAGATCGACTGCCGCAGCTTGCCAGTGCGCGCGTGCGGGAACTGGCCTGGCTTCGACGCGTTGCCGCCCCGCCCGCTCGTGCTGATGTTCTTCACGACCCGGCTGCGAAGGTACTCGACGGCCGTCTTCATGCGGACCATCATCGTCTGCTGCACCGCGGTGAGCATCTGAGGCCCGTTCCAGGTGAATACCACGTCGGCCATGTCAACGATTCTCCACTTGAGCCATCTCCTCGCACTCGAGGGTCCAGAAGCGGTCAAGCTGCTGGGCGTTGTGCTCGCCGATCACTCGCAAGACCCGTGTCTCGCTGTTCTCATCCGTAAACTCGACGAACCGCACCGCGTTCCCGTTGATCGCGCTGCGCGGGTTGAAATAGAAGTGCACGCGGTATGTCACGTTCAGCCCGAGTTTCTGGAACTGGTCCCTGATGTCCGCTGGCAGCTCGCGTATGCGACACGGGTGGTTGTATGCGATTGACGGATTGGTCCGAATTTTCCCGCCGCCCGCGCCTCGGGCGAGCGACTCGCTCTTTAGCGTGCATGTGTGAATCGAAGTCATGGACTGGATCGTCATCTCAGGTTACCAGCATGCTTGGCAGCCGCTTGTAGCTGTTCAGGCTCACCTGTACGTCAAGCGGGATGTATACCCGTGTGCCGCCTTGCTCTGTGTCGTAGGTGACCGAGTAGCCGTCGAACGACTCCTGCTTCAGCGGGCCTGCCCCGCCGCCCGAGGTGCTCGTCTCCGCCTGCAGCTTGTCGGTCCACGACTCGGCGATGATCTTCAGCGTCGCCATCCGCAACGGGCTCGCGTCCAGAGTGCTGTCCGTCACCAGGCCGTGCAGCTCGTCCGATGTCCAACCGGCCGTGTAGACCACCTTGATCGAACCGGGATTCGCGGGCCATAGCGTGTCTATCCTGATCACCGTGGCCCAGCGGGAGAAGCCCGACGCGTCGACGGGCCAATAGTAGCCGCCGCCCTCCGTGAGCAGAGTCGTCGAGTCGAATGCCCCGCTCGCCTGGTCGAACCTGCCGTCTCGGTCCTCGTTGATGCTCGTGATGCTGCGCAGCGGGTACTCGGGCAGCACAATGTCTGGCCCGAGCCAGTATCGCTCGGTCGCGGCACCCGCCTCCGAGATTCGCCTGGATGTCGGAAACCTGTCGAACGGATGCCCCTTCGGCAGGTAGTGCGTGTAGGTCGCCTGAGTGATGCCGCAACCGAGATACCGCCGCAGGAGCATCTCCGACGCGGTCTTAATCGTCTGCAGCCGACCAATGTCAATATCGGACGCGGTGGTGCCTTTGCCCAAGTATGACAGCACCTCCGCCATGCTAACAATCTCGGTCGGTCTTGTGACTGCCACGGCTCGCTGCCCTTTGCGTTGCGTGTCTACGGCTTGCCCGTATTGCCACCCATCATGTCAACGATGTGCACGATCCCCTTGCCCGCCGGAACGGTCGGGTCAGTCACTGGCGACGCCACGCTGTCGTCCACCACCAGGAACTCGGCGTCATAGGTGCCTGGGTCCATTTCCTCGTTCTCACCCATCGTCACCGCCACCTGTGCGGGAGTGGTTCCCGCCGTCCCGCGATCCAGGACGTCGATCCCGCTTCCGCCGCTCGTCACGCTCCCCTGAACAAGATCGAGGCTGGGCGTGCTGCCCCCGCCACGACCAATCTTGAACCGCACATAGTCCGTGTCGTCGAGCACGATCTGGGTTGAGCCGTCCTCCTCGTACAGGTCGAACCGCTGTCGCGTCGTGCGGCCGAGAAAAAATACTCGCTCGAAGCTGGCTGCCATCTAGCCGCGCCCTCCGCGTATCGCCGCGACGTCCAGCCGGATCCCTAGCAGTCCAGCGATGTCCAGACGCCTACCAGTCACTGAGCCTAGCCTAATGGGCGTTCGCCGCGTCTGCCACTCGATAATCAGGCCACGGTAATTGCCCGCTATCTGGCACGTGTCCCCGTAGAATCCAATCACGCCGTCCGGCACGGGAGCGACTCTGTGCCATGGCTTCGTCGATGCGGCCGACCTCCGCTTGTTTAGAGTGTCAATCGCCATGCTATGCCCCCGAAATCATCTCGTCCTCGGAAAATGTGACCCCGTCGTCAGACAGAGCCTTCTTTGCGATCTTCGTTCCGGAGTCGTCGTAGACCGCGTACTCGTCGGCCGTCGTCGTCAGCTTGTTCCGCATAGCCATGTACAACAGCATCAGAGCGTCCCAAGCTGACGGCGTGGCTGACGGAACGCCCTGCGACAGCTCGGACATCGCGTCAACCTTGTCGTGCAGGTAGTGCGGGCGGTCTCCGCAGCGGTACGTCCCAGTGTCGTCCGTCAAGTGCACGTCGTAGTTCGCGATCACGTTGCTCGAGTCGTCCTCCACGAAGGCGTCGTGCCAACCTGCCAGCGACTCCGTCACCGTCGCCGTGTAGACGCCCTTGCAGTTCGTCCGCTCCGTGCAGCTGTCGCCGCTCCCGTTGGCGATAGTGTCCGAGCCGTGCGGGTATAGCTTCAGCGTCAGAGTCAGGGCCGAGAGGGCCTTGAACTCGACAGTCGTGTTCGCCATGTCTAACCGCCTCCGACGATTCTAATGTGCTGCAATAGCGGCATCACTCGGCCTCCTCTTCTCTGGGCTTCGCCTCGGCCTGCTTCTTCAACTCTTCGAGAGAAGTCTCGTCGCGATCCTCGAACGCCTGCTCCACATCTTCCACCGCGTCCTGCATCGCCACGTTGCCCGTGAACTCGCCGGCCTTGTCCCACCGGTCCTTCACGTAGCTGTAGTCCTCGTCGCTCATCACGAACTCGGCCTGCCTGTCCCCCAGCTCCTCGACAATTTTCTCGACCTGCTTCGAGTACTGCCGGTTCAGCACGCCCATCTCCATGTTGAGCATCCCGATGTCGTCGGGCATCGGTTTACCGTCCGTGTTCATGTACTTCAGCCAGACGTCCTCGCACCTCTCGTCGTAGACGTCCTTGGCCTCCGCCTGGGCGTCGTTGTACGCCTTCGTCTTCTCCTCGAACAGGCTCCTGATCTTCTTGAGCCGCCGCACGTCGGTCTTGCTGATGGACTTGGCGACCGCCTGCACCTTCGCCAAGAAAATATCCGCCGACCGCACCGACATTTTCAATGTCACAATCTTGGACATTCCGCCGTCTCCTATTGTATGACTTCAACCATTCCTCCGGCGTTTTCCGCACGTAGCAATGCGCCAAGCACGCTCCGCAATCGCCCAGTGCCTTTCATCTCGCCAATGTCCGCCCCCCCGTCGTCTTGCACCACCGACCGTATCTTGTCCAAGGCCTCGTCCAGCGTGTCGTATCCCCAGCCTTTCACTCGCGGCAATCTTGCAAGCGTTATCTGGCGCAATAGCCGGTTGTACTTCATGTCGCTCCTGTGCACGCCGACGACAAGGAACTCCCTCTGCCGCTGTCCCGCCGGCACGCCTCGCATGACGAGCCTGCGAGTGATCGTGTTGTTCGCGAGCGGCAGGTCGTGAAAGACAATGCCGCCGATCCACTGCCGCCAGCGGACGGCGAACAGAAACCCGCCGGGCATCGCCTGGAACCTGTCAATTGGCTCGGCAGCCGCTGGAACTTCTATCGGTCCCGCCATCGCCTATTCTCCTCGTCGCTGTCGTTTCTCCCGGCCGCGTCGCACAAATTATCCTGCTACGCCAACTGGTTCCAGGTCGTGCCATCTAGAGCGAGCTGATACGTGCCATTGCCGCTCGCGTCGCCTGAATCGGTGAACTTGCAAATTGTTCCAGGAGTCGCGGCTTCCTGCGGTGTCTCGGCGTTGGCGGTTTCCTCCTTGTATCCGACTACGACTAGGTTGCTGGCGTCGTCCTCGCCCCGCATGTGCAGTCCGCTGTGGCCAGCGAGCCCGCCGGCGTCGGCGGCCCAGAGCTGCACCGCATCGGCCGTAGCCGCACTGGCCGCCGTGCCATTGCCGAGAGCAAACCCGCCCGCCAGGTTGCCCGTCACTGCTGCCAATGCGCCGCCAAGGATATTGGAATCGAACCGACTCGCTCCATCATCGACATGAAATGCGTAGTTGCTGCCGCCCTCGGTTGGTGCACTGCCAATATAGACTGTGCACGCCTCGGTTATGGTGTCTGTGCCCTTGGTAATCGACGGCTCCATGAATCGAGCCTGGGCAACCAGTGCAATCGTCTCGGAGTTCGACTGTGTGGTGATGCCGCCCATGATGTCGATATTGCACAGCCGCTGCGTATCGCCGTTGGCTCCGGTGAGAGTGCCGTCAATGAGCAGTCGTTCGGCATGGAGGTCGCCACCGCCGGACGTGAAGTCGCCGAGACGAAGGAAAGAATAGTTGTAAGGAGTGACGCCCAAACCCATGCAGCCGTTAGCGTCCAGCCGCAATCGTTCTGTGCCGCCGGTGATTCCAATTAGCGTGTCGGCCGTGTCCGCTCCCCAGCCGGTATTGGTGTCGTCGTCCGCCGGACACAACGTCGGCACCGTCGCACTGGCCGCCTGAGTATTCAAATACCAGCTGCCAGTCGTGCCAGTCTGAACATTCCCATCAAATCTACTATTGCCTGCATCAACCCAGAATGCCCAAGGGTTGGTGATCGTTACTGGCCCAGCACCAGCACCAACTGGTGCTGCTTCGATATAAACCGTTGCCGCATCGGTTACCGTATATGCGGTCCCAGCCGTTAGCGTTGGATTTTGGAATAGATGGCACGACGCTATAGCACCACCAGCATTCATCGTAAATTCCGAATCATCCCAATAAGCCAATAATCCATGTCCTGGCGCTGTCGTGCGGTCATTGCCAATTTGCACGCATTGTTTTCCACCCGTCACAAGACTTAATAGATTTGGGCCATACCTCGAATATCCCGTATCAGTGTCATTGTCGAAAGAAAATACAGGCACGCTACTCGAAGCCGCCGCCTGCCGCAGGGAAGGACCGCCCGCGGTGCCGGTGGTAAGGTGGCCGCTGGAGTCAATTTTCATCCGAATAGAACCAACCGCTCCAGTGCCGCCGGTATAGAAATCCAGTACACCAGCGCGGCCAAAAGATATGCCGCAAGATTCCTCGCCTGTATTCCACCGCGTTGCAACATTGCCATTGGTAATATATAGATTGGACCCAACCATCAACCCAGTGCCAGCCGTATCATCAAATACAGAAATGCCGGCGTCAGCCGTTACTGAATGTGAATTTAACCATTGAATACTGGGGCCGGCATTTGCGTTCAGAGATAATGGTGTTTCCGGCGTAACCCCAACCCCCAGCCCCGTGCTGGTCGTACGCCAGATTTCGGTGGAGTTGATGATGCCGCTCATGTAGCCGCCGCTGACGCTACCACCGATTCCGTAACTAGAACTGCTTGCGTCATAGCATAACGTCGGATTAGTGTTACTCGCAGCTTCATTGATTATGTATGCACTATTTGCGTTACTTCCCCAGATTGAAGCCGATGACATAGTCCAAGCCAGATTGGCACTAAGACCGATGCCAATTCGACCTGCTTGAATACGATAAAATCCGGAATCATTATTCCCATCATCCGAAAATGCCAAAGTCGGCGTCGCAGCGTCATTTGAGTCAGGTAGCACTAGCTGCGTCGTGGCGTCGCCTTCACCCACCACCACCTGGTTCGTCGGGATCGTGTCAACCCGCAGCACGCTCGCCGCACTCGCGCCCTCCGTCACGTTCAGGGCCGCGCTCGAGCCGACGTTGACCGTCAGCGTCCCGCTCAGCACCGTGTTCACCACCGTCGTCGTCGCACCCGTCACCGTCAGATTGCCGTTGATCGTCACGTCGCCGCCGATCGTGCCGCCGCTCGTCAGGTCCAGCGGCGGATTATAAAGGCTTACTGCTAACGCCGGCATTTCATTTGCCTCCGTCTAGTTTGCTGTCACGACCAATAGTGTCTTGCCCGCCGCCGTGCTGATCGCGTTGATCGCGCTCGTGTCCAGGTTGCCGTTGTTCGGCGACATTTCGTAGGCGCCGCCGTTCGCGTTGAGCCTGATGCCCTGGTTTGCGACAGCCGTCGCTCCGACCATCAGGTAGATCGCCGTGTCCGAGTCGTTGATCAGCAGAGCCCAGCGCCGCAAAGTGTTGGCCGCCAGGGCCGCCACGCTCGTCGCGCCCACCGTCACGACACTGTGTGTGTATGTTCTCCCGTATGCCATCGCTCTGCACAGCCTCCAGTGTGTTACTAAAAGGAAGCGGCCCGGCCTCCCCTGCCGAGAAGGCCGAAGAAGCCGGGCCGCTACACAGGTCCGTCACGCGGGTCAAGCACGACTAGAACGATGTCTCGCGGGCGCAGATCACCACGCACACCATCGGAGTCGGGCTGGTGCCGGCGATCGTCACAACCGCCCGGCAGTACCGCCTGGCCCGGTTGAAGAACGTCTGCACCGTCACCTGGTTCTCCGTGTCGCCCGCCACCTGGGTAAACGTCGCCCCGCTCACGTCCGCGAACGTCGAGTTGTCCGAGCTGTGCTGCAGCTTCGTGTCGATCGTCGTGTCGTTGCCGGGGTTCACCCCGATCGCCTCGATCACCGTCACCTCGGGACCGCAGTCCCGGAAGTCCACGCCCGTGCCAGTGCCCGTCGCGGTCAGCTGCTGCGGGGCGATCTGAAGGGACCAGGTATAAAGATTCGCAAGGTCGGATCCGCCTGCTGGCATGATCTACCCTCCTATTTTTGCTTGCCGATAACCTCTTCCATGACTGCCGTCACCGTCTCCTTGACGATGGCTCGTATCATCGCCGCCATCCGCATCCCGCCGGCTGCGGCGTCTATCGGCTGGTCGACCGTCTCCTCCGTGGCCAGGACAAGAAGCTGCCGCTGGATCTCGCCGCCAGTCGCCTTCTCGCGGTTCCTCAACCGCCATTTGTTGTGCAGAGCGATCAGCCCGTTCACGCATGGTCCGCTGAACGGCCCGCATCGCTCGTGGATCGCCGGATGGTGCACCATCACTTTCTCTTTCGCGTCCTGCGACAAGTTCGGGTCCTGCTTCCACTGCCCGCCCCCGTACTTCCTCCAGCGAGTGCCGTGCCCGATCTGCAACGTGAGATAGTACGACTTGTCATCGTCCACGTACGTCAGCTCGGGCACCTTGCCGACCGTGATCGGCCTGCTTAACGTCTTCGTCATATCGTCCTCCCGCCGTCTAGCTCGAATGCCTCTGTCGCAACTAGCGCTCTCGCAATCTCGACCACTAAGCACTTAGAGTGTCAACCATACCCTAACTGTTTAGCAAATCATCGATCATTCCAAAACTTGCCTCATGACGCGGCCCAGCGTCACAGAACAGCTGGCCACGCAGCGTGTTGATGCCGCTGGCGAACTTCGAGGCGTCGCTCTCGGTCATGGCGAAGTCGATGACTCCGGACCGGGCGATGACCCATTCGCGGCCGACGCCGCCGAGCAGCATGGTCAATGTGGTGGCGGCGCCCTTGGTGCGGTTGGTCGGCACCTGGGTGCTGCAGATCACCAGCTCGCCGTTGAGCGACTTTCGCGGCCGTCCGCCGCCCACAGTCTGGGTCCCGACATTGAACACGAACGCGCCCTGGTTGTCGGCAGCACTGATGGCGTCCGCCCGGCGGTTGCTCAGCCCACCCCACAAGGTGTTCGTCATGGCGTAAAAGAAGCCCTGCTCAACGGGGGCGTTCTGGTCCGCGATGTCCGCGTACAATCTTGCCGGGTCCTCAGCCTCGAGCGTGTCGCCCTGGGCCGCTGTCGTGCTGGCGATCACCGTCCGGAACCCCGAGTACAAAGTCACTCCCTGGATGCCGATGCCGCCTCCGCCCGCGATCATGTCGCTGTCCGTCTGCAGGGCGATGTCCTTTGTGAACTCGCCTCGCAGCCACGTCTCGACCGCCACGCTCGTGGCGAACTTCAGCAGCTCGTCCGGCACGTCCACCAGTCCCGCGTACTTCTTCGCCTGCAGCAGCAGGTGTGCGGTGGCGGGCGTGCTCTCGGTGATGCTCGTCGCCTCGGCGTAGCTCGAGATGGTCACGCCGCCTGTGATTCGCGGAAAGCGAATGTTGCCCTGCGGTGGCAGGTCGATCTCGGTCGCTCCCGCCTGGCTGAAGACCTCCTGGCCTCGCAGCAAGTCAATTAATTCGCCCTGCTGGGCGAACCCCACCAGCGTGCCGCCCGTCGTCGCCGTGTTGGCTGACATGTCCTTGCGCAGCTGCGTGAGCCCGTGCCGCTTCTCCAGGTAACTCAGTTCGTCCGGGTCGAACGACGCCAGCGAGCTGCTCATCACGTCGCGACACTCCTTCACGATATCGACGTCCAGGCCCGGCAGCGTGACCTCTTTGCCCGTCTCCTTTTCGACGATCTCGCGGCTCTCGGTCGGCATCAGGTCCGATCCGAGAGGCACGACTACGTTGTGCAGCGATGCGCCCATCCGCTCGGCATACTGCTTTTTCAGCCGTTGGCTCAGGTCCATCTCCTGTGCGGCGTAGAATTTCCAGTCGTCGTCGCCGTCCTTCTTTTTCTTCAGGGCGACGGCGATCCGCATCAGCGAGTACGGCCGCGACGACATGATGTCCTCGCCCTTTCGGACGAACGGCGCTCCGTGCGGGTACTGGGTTTTCTTTGCCTCTTCGAACTCCTTCTGCAAACCGTCCTGCTTGCCCTCGATGGTTTCGATTCGCTCGTCGATCTTATTGATCGCTTCGACCACCTTGGCGGCCCCGTTGTCGGGCTGCTGCTCTTCTGTTTTCTTGGCTTCTTCAGCCATGGCGAATGCCTCCTAGGATACTTTGCCCGTTGCCAGCTTCAGCCCTTCGGCGAAAGACGACTGGCGATGTTCTACCTCGTCCAGGCGACCGGCGATGCGGTCGAGGCCCGCGAGAACCTGCTGCATCGCGTCCGCTTCCCGCTGTCGATCCTGCTCCTTCAGGATGTCGCCCGCCTCGGCGAGCCAGTCGGGCTGCTGCTGTTCGGTCGCCTCCGCTTCCGCCGGCTGATCCGCCTTTTCGGCCGGCTGCTTTTCTTCTTCTTCGTCCTCCGCCGTCTTGTCTATGGTCTCGGCCGCCTCGTCGTCCATGTCGCCGCCCTCGTTTTTCTTGATCTCCTTCGCGCTCTTCGTGATGCCCAGAATAGAGTTCGCGCTCTCGATGCAGGTAGCCGCAGCAGACTCGATCGCCGCGAACCCGCTCGGGCCGAGCACCTTCATCGCCTTGAGCAGGTCCTCCTCCTTGTCCTCGTCGAACTCGTCCGCCTCGATGTCCATCTTCGCCAGCTCGTTACGGACCGTCTCGTCTTCGCCGTAGCGGAAGCTGACGTACCGCATGATGTTCGCCAGCATCTCAAGGCCTGTGTGATCCAGCTCGCTCGCCGTGCCGCGGAGCAGCTTCACCGCCTTGAGCCAGGCGTCTGACGCCTTTTCGACAAGCTCGATCTCGGCAACTGACACCTTCTCCGCCGTGGCGACGCTGCTGTCCGCAGCCTCGACCCCGACGGCCGTCTGGTCGTCAACCTTTACGACTTCGGGCTGCTGCTCCTCAACCTCGAGCTCTTCCGTCTTGTCTGCGACTTCGGCCACGGCTTTGTCCTCCGCTGCTTCCTCGTCCCGCTTGGCGATCAGAAACTTCGCGTCGGGAACTGCTGGTGAATCCACCAAACTCACTTCTACGACGTTTACGTTAACAAGACGCTTGCGTTTCTTCCGCTTGCTTTTCTGGCTCATGGCATCAAAAAAGCCCCGCCGGTTAGGACGGGGCTTGTCACGCTAAGGCCCAAACGATCTAGGTTGCCGTCTAGTGCAGTCTAGCCGGTTCCGTTCCCGCTGTCTACCTCGATCAGCTTGTATATTTTGCCCAGGCGCCCCGGCTGGCACGTCAGCTTGACGCCCACGACGCCCGCCCGGCGGGACGTGATCGCGTAATTCAGCACCTCCTGCAGCGCGCCCATCGCCTCCTCGACCTTCGCCCTGTTCGACTCGGCGACAGTCGGGTTGCCCAAATGTGCGCTACTCTTCCTCGATTCGGACACCTTGGCCGCCAATGCTGTACCCCTTTAGCTTGCCGCTCAGAATCAGCTTGCGGATCTTGTCGGCGTAGACACGCATGCCCAGCATCCAGGTGCCGACAGGCAGGCTCTCGCCCTTGCCGGCCTTCATCGGCTGCCGCAGAACGTGCGACTCGACCACTTTGACGTCCCGGTTGCCCAGCATCAGGCGGTGCTGCAGGCCGGGCTGTCCCGAGTCCTCCAGGTAGTTGTGGGCCGAGGCCTCGATCTCCTCCGCCGCTATCACGTCGCCCTGCTTGTCCTCGACGTCCGGCACGAGCACCGGCCCGTAGACGAACGTGAAGTCGTCGCGGTCCTCGACCTTCGTCAGCTCGCAGTACATCAGCTCGCCGCCGTCCGTCGCTGTCATCTCGGGCTCCGGCTCCGCGTCCCGGAGCTTGCGGACCTCCTGGGTAAGCTGGTCGGCCCGGCGCAGGCACTCCTCCAGCTTGGCCACCACCTTGTCGCGCTTCTCCCTGCGGCGGCGGCGCCACTCGCTGTGAGCCACGGCTGCCCGCTGCTTCTCGTCAGGGTACTCGCGACGCATCGCCTGATCGGCCATGAACCGGCTCACAAACGCCTGCTGATCTTCCTTGGGTTTAGGTCTTGGCATCGGCATATCAGTCCTCCTCGTATAGTCTCATTCGTAGCCACCGCAGCCCGTCCATGCACAATACCGCTCGCAGCAGCGACACGGCCGCCGAGCGGGAATCGTACAGGCGTAGGCGGATGGCGGTCATTGTTCGTCTCATATTGGCTTGCCGTCAATCCACCATTCAGTATCGTCATCCAGCGTCTCGGTCATGCCATTGCTCAGCATGATGGTTTCTGCATTTTCGTCGCGAGACTCCAGCGCCTCTAGCAACGAGTCGATAATGTCCTGCACTGACACTGTTGGCGGATATTGCAATACAGCATCGTTTATCTCGTTAATTAAGTCGTCCAGCGTGTTGACCCAGCCCCAGTCGGCCAAATGCACTATCGCCGGATATGTGCTCTCGTCCAGCCTGTCGGCCCAGCGACTGAAATCGCCCATTCCCTTGTTCGTGGCAAAGTCGAACCACTGAGTTCCGCCTATTATCCCGCTGACAGTCATTTTGCCGCCTTTGGCAACTTGCGTTTTGCTGTGTTTAGCAAAGCCTTCAGCTCCTCCGTGCCGCCCTTCACTTCATGCATGCTGCTCACACGAAAACTCCCGTAGCCTCGCTTGTAAAAGACGCGGCGCTTGCCGAAATCGAAACCCTCGGCAAAACCGCTCTCCAGTAGTTTCATGAGAGATTTCGTCTTGGCATCCAGGTTGTCGCCAGGTATCACCTCGTGGTCATCGAACACAACAGTGTGGAAACACCTCCCTTTGCCGCGCTCCCACTTGGCCTTCCTCATCATAGAGTCTCGTTTCATAGTTATTTTGTTGGCTGCGTTGTCCACCATTGTTTTCAGCTCAATGCCGTGCACCTTGTCGCCAATAACCACCTCGACATCT